AAATCTAAAGATTTTGGAATAGTTGTAGTGAAACAAGATGGAATGAATTTTGAAGTTGCTCAATTTAGAAATGATGGAAAATATACAGATGGTAGAAGACCAGATAAAGTACAAATAGTTGGAAGCTTTGAAGGTGATGCTGGTCGTAGAGATTTTACTATAAATGCAATGGGTATAAATGCTAAAGGTGAAATCATAGATTACTTTGATGGAAAAAGAGATATTCAAAACAAAGTAATTAAAACTGTTGGTGATCCAAAGAAAAGATTTGGGGAAGATTATCTTAGAATGCTTAGAGCGCCAAGATTCGCATCAAGACTTGGTTTTGAAATTGATAAAGATACAAAAAAAGCCATTAAAAAATTATCACCTAATATTAAAGATTTATCACCTGAAAGAGTAAAAGATGAATTAATGAAAGCCGCTTCTCAAAGTGGTGAAAAATTTGCCAATTATATAAAAATATTAGATGATTTAAAACTACTTAGATTTATACTACCAGAAGTAATGAATTTAAAATGGTATAAAGAAAATTTACATCATCATCCAGAAACTCGTGGTGGACAAGGAGTATTTACTCATGTTATGTCAGCTTTAAGAGCAAGTGATACTTATAATCCAATAAAAAATCTTGCTATTTTATTACATGATGTTGGTAAAGGTGTAACTCTTTCACATAAAGATGGATTACCAAGATATTTACAACATGCAAAAGCTAGTATTGATTTATTAAATGATATAGCTGACAGATTAAAAATGTCAAATAAAGAACGTAATGCATTAATTTTTGCAGTCGGTAATCATATGAAGTTTCATAATATTCTTCAAATGAAACCAAGTAAAATTGCAAAATTAGTAAATGACGATAACTGGGATGTATTAGTTGCGGTTGCTAGAGCTGATGAATATTCTAGAGGTGAATCATTTATGCATGCGGGTGAATTTGAAAAAATAGTTGATAAAGCTATAAAAATAAAGAAAAAATATGATACACCTACTATTACTAAAAAATTAAAATTAGTCGATGGTAAAAAAGTAATGGAACTCACAGGATTAAAGCCAGGTAAGAAAGTAGGAGAAATAATAAGAAAAACTACTAACTGGATTATGGATAATGATATTGATCCAAAAGATCAAGAAAAGATAAATAAATATATAATAAGTCTATTATAGGAGAAAAATATGAGAATAGATGAAAAAATCGAAAAATATTTAAATGAAAGTGATTTTACATATTCAAATAAAGAATTACAAGATGGAATTAATGCAAATGGAATTGGTTTTATGATAATGGAAATAGAACCAAAATTAATAGAAGACAAAAAACTAAGACCTTTATGGAAAAAAGCAAGTAAAGTTTTTGGAGAAGCTTGTAATATATTAGATGTATAGGGAGAAAGAAATGGATAAAATTAGTAATGATGATTTATATGATATGGTAATAAATCAATATGGAAATTTATCAGATTTAATGGAAAATGGTAATGTAAATCCTAAACAATTTGAAGATAAAAACCTCGCTAGAAAATGGAAAGAATCATTAAGTCTTTTAGAAAAAATAAGAGGATACTTAAAAAACAATACATAGTATAAAATATGAGACTTTATGAATATATAGAAAAACATTTAAAAGATAGGGGAATTAATTTAAAAAACCAATTAAAGTATCCTGTATATATTGATAAAGAAAAAGATGTAGCATACTTTCCTCTTTTTAATTTAAGTGGAAAATTTGTAGGTTATCAAAGATATAATCCAAAAGGTGGAAAAGGTAAAGATTCATATAAGTTATCTAAAAATGATAAAAAGTATTATACTTATGCTACAAAAGAAAATCCTGAAAAGAAAGTATCAAGTATAGTATTATATGGTTTACATACATTAGATAAAAGACCTTATGTATTTGTAGTTGAAGGTATTTTTGATGCAGTAAAACTTATAAAATTAAATGAACCAGTAGTTGCTGTATTATCTAATGATCCGAAAAAATTAAAAAATTTTTTCTTTATACTTCAAAAAAAAGTAATAGCAATTTGTGACAGTGATGATAATAAAGCTGGTAATAAATTAAAACGAATTGCAAATAAATGTTACTTTACACCATCACCATATAAAGACTTGGGTGATATGCCTAATAAAGAAGTTAAAAGTTTTATAAAGAGTATAAAAATATGAGATTAGAATATCAATTACTATATGAGGAAACAATTGCACATGCATTTTCATTAGCTGATAAATCACATAAAGGTCAGTTTAGAAAGAGTACTGGGGCTCCTTTTATTATTCATCCACGCGGTGTATATAAAATTTTAAGAGACTTAGGTATAAAAAATAAAGAAATACTTATTGCATCAGTGCTTCATGATACAATAGAAGATACAAAAATAACTTATAATGTTATAAAAAGAGAGTTTTCTGAAAATATTGCAAAATTAGTAAAAAGTGTAACATCAAATAAAAAAGAAATAAGTATACTAGGTAAACCACAATATCTTGCTAATAAAATGGTAAAAATGTCAGATAATGCTCTTGCTATTAAATTAGCAGATAGAGTACACAATTTAAGTGATTTACATAAAGTATCACCACAATTTGCTGAAAAAATGATAAAACAAACATTTTTTATTATTGAATATTTAAAAAAGAATAGAAAACTAAATGGTATTCATAAAAAACTAATAAGAAAAATTAATCAACAAATAGGTAGTATATGAGACTTATAAAATATATAAATGAAGATACTGATGATAAAATAATTAGTAAAATTTTAAAAGAGTGTAAACCTTGGTTTAACTTAATAAAAAAAACTAAAGTAAAAAATAAACTCTTATGGCGTGGTGGTAGTAAAGCTAAAAAAGTAAAATATTATGAAAAAATAAAAACTAGAAAAAATAGAAAATCAATGGATATATGTAATTCTATGCATATACTATTAGATAAATCTTTTGAAAAACATTATAATATAAAAGCAAGATCACAAACAGTTTTTTGTTTACAATCAAAAAACTATACTGTATTATATAGTGGAAAACCTGTAGTTATAATACCTGTTGGTGAATTTGATTATATATGGAGTAAAGAAATTTATGATTTGTATTATTATATAAAATATAATAGTAAAATGCTTGAAATAATATGTGATGATGATTTTTTATATTTTGAATGGGAGAAAAAATATGGGGAAAATACTGAAAAAGGTCAATGGTACTATAATGAAATAAATACAAATACATATGAAAAATTAAAAGCAAAAGATTATATTATAAAAGATATGATGAAGGAATTAAATATTAATGAAATAGAAGCACATCAAGCATTTAATGAAAATGAATTAATATGGAAACCATTTATAAGCTTTAATATGTATAAAGAATTAATAAAAAATAATACTTATAATGATATAGATAATTTAATAAAAAACAATTATATTAAAAATAAAGATTTTAAACAATTAATGGATAGTAAAAAATTTCGACGTAATGAAATAATGTTGAATTGTGATTCATACTATTTAATAAATCAAGATCAAGATAAAATAATAAATACATTGGAAAATTCAGTATGAGACTAATTAAATATATAAATGAAAATGATAAAGACATTTTGATTGAAAAAATTTATAAAGATTGTAAACCTTATTTTGATTTAGTAAAAAAAAATAAAGTACAAAATAAATTTTTATGGCGGGGTTCAAAATCTATTACATTAAAAAATAGTTTTGGTAAATTTTCAATAAGAAAAAATAGAGAACCATTAGATACTTGCATTACAATGCATAAAATTTTAAATAAAATTTTTAAAAAATATACTAAAATAAAAGCAAGATCTGAAACTGTTTTTGGTATTCCTAATAAAAATACATCTAAAGTTTACGGTAAACCATACATATTAATTCCAGTAGGAAAATTTGATTATATTTGGAGTAAAGAAATAGATGATTTATATAATTATATAGAAATTAAATTTTTTGATACTATATTAAAACCACTATGTCTTAGAGATAATAATTATTATAATGAATGGTTAAATAAATATGGTGAAAATACAGAAAATGGAAAATGGTATTATAATGAAATAAATACAAATATATATAATGTTGAAAAAGCAAAAAATTTTATAATAAAAGATATAATGAAAGAATTAAATATTAGCAAAAAAGAATCAATAAAAATTTTTGATGAAACAATGTTAAAATGGAAACCTTTATATAATTATAATGAATATATAAAATTAAGAGAAAAAATAGCTGTAGATACATTAGATAAAATAATAGAAAAACTTTATATAAAAAACAAAGATTTTAAACAATTAATGGATACTTATAAACATGAGGTAATGATAAATTGTAAATATTATTATTTAATTGATAGTAATGAAATAAAATTAATAGAAAAATTGGAATCCGTAATATGAGACTAATCAAATATATAAATGAAGAAAAACAATTAAAATTTAATTTTTTTAGACAATTTGAAAAAGAAGATAAAATAACTAGAACAATTAAACAATTTGAAAAAGATGTAAAGCCTTGGTTTAGTTACTGTAAAAAACAAAGAGTAAAGAATAAATTTTTATGGCGTGGTGGTGATGTTGTAGTTAAAGATTTTATAAAATTAAAAACTAGAACTGATAGAGAACCAACTGATATGTGTATAGAAATGCATAATTTTTTTGATGAAAAATTTTATAATAAATTTAAAATACATGCCAGATCACAAACAGTGTTTTGTTTTCCATCACTTAAAGCTGCAAAACATTACGGTAGTAAACAAAATATTATAATACCAATAGGAAAATTTGATTATATTTGGAGTCCAAAAATAGATGATTTATTTTCTCATATAGAAAATGAAACATATTATGATGATATGTGTAAAAATAGTTATGATTATAATAGTGATTATGATGATGAATATGAAAGTGAATATGGAGAATCTATGAATGGAGTTTGGATGTATAATGGTGATAGTACAGATGAATCTGATCTAAGTGATGCAGTTAATACTGTAATTCAAGATATGATTGATAGTGGTGAAATTGATGAAGATGATGATGATGATGAAATTATATATCAAATAGAAGATAATCTTGTTTGGCAACCAGAAGTTAGTTTGGATGAATTTATAGAAAATAAAATATTTGAATCCGAACAAGAAGCTGAAGATATTATTGATAATAATTATATTATGAATAAAAAATTTAAAGATTTAATGGATAATATAACATATAGAAGTAATGAAATAATGTTAAACTGCAAATCATATTATATTATAAATGAAGATTTTGCAAGAAGATATTATGGAGATTAAATTATGAAAAATTTATTAGAAAAAATTGAATTATTCTTAATTAGTGAAAAAGGAAAAGTAAAAAAATGGTCACAAAAAGTAAAAGTAAAATTTCACCCATCCCCTGGTACGTTTAAAGAAGGATCACCAGAAGAAATTCTTACAGAACTTGGAAAAGATGGTGCTGACGATGGAACTATAATGAAAAGATTAAATTTCTTTTTAAATCGTGGTGGGTCTGGTGTTAGTAAAGAAGTAAAACAAAAAGTAGAAAAAGCTAAACAAATTTTAAAAGCAAGGAAATTAGTATAATGAAAATTATAGATAGATTAAACAAGTACATAACAGAAGCAAATGACCCAATTAAACCAAATTTTTCTATAAAAGATGCTAAAATGATAAGAAAATCAATTATGGAGGAGCTTCAAGCAGTTAATGATTATACAAAACGAGCATATGAATCTGAAAATCCAGCAATAAAAGAATTATTTCTTGACATAGCATATGAAGAAAAAGTACATATTGGTGAGTTTGAAGAAATGTTAGAAATAGTCGATCCTGAACATGAAACTGCTGAAGAAGAAGGTGAAGAAGAAATGGAAAAGTTTGTAGAGCCAGAAGATGATGAATTTGAGGATGAATAAATGAATATAATAGACAAATATATAACAGAAGAAAAAAGTATAAAAGATAAACTAATAAAATTTTTCAAAAATAATTCAAATCCAAGTGATAATGATATTCATGATTTTGCGGAAAAAGAAGGAATTGATCCTCATGATTTCGAAGAACATATTTATAAACTATTAGGATCATTAGTTAAAAAATTATAATTTTATTATATCTTTTATATTATATCCTTCATTAGAATTTAAGTTTAACTCTATGACATTAAATCCTTCTGAGTCATAAAATCTTAATCTACTTTCACCATGACTTTTAAAAAATTTTGTATCGTCAACTATATCAAATATTTGTGATCCTTCCTCTTTATTAGTATGCTTTCTTAATGACCTACCAATACTTTGAAGTACTCTAATTTTAGATTTATATGGTGAAGCGAAAATAATATATTTTAAATTTGGAATATTTATGCCTTGTTGAAAAATACCATATGTAGCTATAAGAGCTATGTTTTTATTTTTCATACATTTTTTTCTCCATAACTCCCTTTCTTTTACATTATCTTTACCGGATAAAAATTTAACAGTTTTTTGTCCTTCTACTAACATTGATAGTTTGTTTAAATATGACTCTAATACTTTTCCTTCTTTTTCTACTAATCCAACAAGTAATAATACATTATGGTCTAAGATATTAACAAGATTATAAATAAAATTTAATCTATACTCATTATTAAATATATTTTCTTTAGCTTCATTATAGTCAGCAGACCATCCTTTATTGTACTGATCACCATAATTTATATTAACTAAGTGAACATTACATTTTGCTATATATCCTTCTTCAGCTAAGAACCCAGATGAATACTCTCTTAAAATTGGACCCAAGTATGATTTCGTATTCCAATTATCCAATTCAGATTGATGTAAAGTTCCAGTAAATCCAATTCTATAATTTGAATTATAGCTATGAGATAATAACTCTTTTAATACATGAGCTTTCGCAGAATGACATTCATCAACTATTATACAACCATAATTAGATATTTTATCAACATTATTATTAAGTGATTGCCAAGTAGAAATTACTATTTCTTTATCCCACTCTTTAAATCCAGTATATACTTTTCCTATTATATTTTCAGGTATTCCATATTCAACCATATCATTTTTAAATTGCTCTACTAAACTTTTACTTGGAACAATTATAATTGATTGATAAACACCAGTTTTATCATTATTTTCTAAAAGAGTTTTAATAATATAAGAAATAATAAGTGATTTTCCAGAAGCTGTTGCTGATCTTATTATTCCTTTTGTATATTTTAAAGATGCTTTTATACAATCATCTTGAAAAAAGTATGGCTCTAAACTTAAATCATATATAGGTTTAATATCTGGACCTTTAAATACTTGTTTAACTTCATCTGAAATATTTATTTTAAATTTATTTTTTAAATTCTTTTTATATTCTTTTACTAAATCGAATAATAAACCATAAGGTAAATTGTTTATACCCTTTATCATACAAACTTTCCCATTCCAATTACCACATTTATACTGTGGCATAAACTGAAAACCATCTACATAAGAAGTAAAAAACTCTTTAATAGAATTTAAACAATCCATACTTTCAGTATCAATACTTAAATTCATTGCGTCTTGAAGATTTATATTTACTTCGTTCATATTCCACCATACCTTAAATTTTCACTAAAAGTCTTCATTGACCACTGCCTTTTTTCAAATGCTTTATAACACGCATCAAAAAATTCTACTCTTATTTTTTGTTTTCTCATTATTTTTTTTAATTTTATTATTTTCTCATCTTTTGGTAAACAATATTTTTCAATTTCTGTTTTAGTCATATTTTCATCTGACTCAAATCTATAAAAATGATATCGTTCACCAACTACTTTATCATATTTATCTTCAATATGATCTAAAATACTTTTCTCTCTAATATATAATTCTTTATACTTCATTATATAATACGGATTTTTTTGAAGTTCGTCTTGAATATTTAGATTATTAAACTCAATCATAGATTCAATATTATGAACTTTTTTCAATTCATTTATCATATTTCCTCCATTAAAAACATAATATCATAATATATTTGAGTTGTAAACATAGATTTACTTTAATGTAATTTTGTGTTATAATAATTTTAGTTTTTGCGTAAATAGAATAGAGGTATTTTATGATTATAGCACCTGTAGTTATTAAAAAAAATAATAAGTGGATTATAGGATTTCTTGACGGAAAAAAGTTTATTGAAAAAAAATCAATTAAGAAACTTAGTGATATCAAAAAAGAAACTAGTTATAGAGGTTTATCTACTTATCTTAAATTAAATAAATATGAAATAACAGAAGAAAAAATTTTAAAAAAATTAAAAGTAGATAAAATATATGTATTAAATGATCCTATTGATTTAAATTCTAAAGAATTAGAAAAGTGGGTGTGGATGGACTATAATAAAAAATGTAAAAAGTGTATAAAAAAATGTAAACAATCACATAGAATAGATTTAGTATCATGTAAAGGATATAAATCAATATGAATTTTGATAATGAATTTTCAGAATTGTTAATTTTAAAAACAATGATGAAAAATAAAGAGTATCTTGTACTTATTTCATCACCATTTGAAAGTAAATATTTTACTAATCCAAATATAGGTAAAATTTTTGATTTTTTAAAAGAGTATTCAGAAACTTATAAAAGTATGCCATCAGAAGATGTTTTAATTTCCAACTTTAATGAAGATCAAGAATCTATAAAACAAATAATACAAGAAGCAAAATCAATAGAATTTAATGATGTTAATGAGTGGGAGTATCTTGTTGATGCTACTAATCATTATTTAAAAGATCAAGCAATAAAATCAGCAATTATAGAATCTGTTGATGTTATTGATAATAATGGTGATCCAGAATCAATTAGAAAAAAGATTGAAGATGCAATTTCGAAAGATTTAAAAATGGATTTAGGTCTTTTTTACTTTAAAGATCTAAATGATAGATTTAAAAGAATTTATGAATGTTCAACAATTAAAATACCAACAGGTTTTTATAATCTTGATGAATATATTAATGGTGGTTTTCCACCGTTTACTTTATCAGTATTTGCCGCTAAAATTCATGCTGGTAAATCAAATCTTATGGCTAATATGGCTTCACGACAAGTACTTATGTGTTATAATGTAGCAATTATGACACTCGAAATGAGTGAAGATGCTTTTGCACAAAGATTTGATTCGATTTATTCATTAATAGATATAAACAGAATGTATGATGAAAATAAATTTCCTGCTTTTAAACGATCTTGGTTACATAATATAGTACAAAAGAAAAATGAAACTCATGAATTATATAGACAAAGAAGAATAAACGAAGAAATAAAAAAAGGAAATAAAGATTATATTGATGAATTAATGCAAGAAGAAGACAAATTAAAAATTCTAATTGATTTGGTTGATAAAGATGAAAGTATTAGTGAGAGTCAAAAAGTCAATATAAAACGCGGTCGTGGTGAATTATTTATTAAACAGTTTCCAACAGGTGAAGCAACAATAAGAGATTTTAAAATATATATTAGAGAACTATTATTTAGAGGTATTAAACTTGATATAGTTTATGTAGATTATATTAATTTAATGAAGTCAACTATTAAAGAAACAGGTGGTAATTTATATACTTCAGTTAAGAGAATAGCTGAAGAATTAAGAGCATTATCTTTTGAATTTGGTATTCCTGTTGTATCTGTTAGTCAGTTAAATAGAGAAGGAAGTTTTGCTGGATTTGAAGATTTAAGTTTTAACTATATTGCAGAAAGTATGGGATTACCAGCAACAGCGGATTTTATGGGAATACTTGGTACTAATGATGATGAAATGGTATATGAAAATGAAATATGGTATAAAATAGTAAAGAATAGATTCGGAAGACCTGGTGTTTGTGATAAACTTTATTTGGATGCAAGAAGTTTAAAAATGTATGATGTTACAGAAGAAGATGTTTGGGTTGATGATGCAACAAAGAGTGGTGATGAAAGAAATTTATTTGAACAAGAGGAAGATTAAATATGGGATGTAATTGTGGAAGTAAAGAAAATATATTAAAAATTAAATACTTAGACCACTATAATTTAAAATTATGGGGTGAAATGAAGTATGCAATGCCTGGTGATGCTTGTTTCGATGCAAAAGCAGCTATAAATCACAATATTGTAATAAAACATATAAAATTTAATAAAGTAGATAGAGTTATTATTCCTCTAGGATTTAAAGTTGAAATACCGTTTGGATATGAAATGCAAGTTAGAATAAGATCTGGAATAGCTAAAAAATATGGAATTACTATGAGTAATGGAATTGGTACTATTGATTCTGGATATAGAGGTGAAGTAATGGCATTAATTTCAAATTTAGGTATTAGAAATGTTATTATAGAACCGGGAATGAGAATTTGTCAGTGTAAAATTGCAGAAGTACCCCAATTTAAATTAGTTTCTGTATCACATCTTTCAGAAACAAAACGTGGGAAAGGTGGATTTGGTCATACAGGAGATTCATAATGAAAAAAGATGAAGTATTTGGGGCATTTAAATCTAACCTAGGAGTTCTTTTAAAAGATGATGAAATTGACTGGTTAGATTATGATGATTGTGTGAAAATATGCGCAATGGCTGCATATAAAAATATTATGAATTATCAAATATTTTTATATCCTAAAGAATTTATAGATTTTATTAACTACTGGAGTGGTAAAATTGGTTATATTTAAAAAAAATAAGAAAAAATATATAATTTCAAAAAATTGTAATTGTATTGTTGATTTAAATACTAATTCATTTGTAAGATGTGGTAATACAATAAGTGAAGTTCCTAGTGCTGGTGAATTAGAATATATAGATATGGAACTAACTAGTATTTATACAGAAAACTATGAACATCAATATAAAACATCAGCAGATATAAATCGGGAAGTCTATATGACATTTAAATTTTTTAGAAAAATTATAGACGGATTACCTAAATCATTAAATCATATAAATTTTTTAGTAGACCCAAAATGTGAAACAAATCCAGATATATGGAAAATTTTATATTATTGTAAACGAATTGGTATTACAACAAGTATGGTGGTTGATAATGTTAATTTCAATACTGCTAAAAAAATATCTAAGTATTGTAAAAGTATATCTGTAAATTTACATGAAAATAAAAATATATGTTATAATACTATAGAAAGATTTACAGATAATGGAATACCAACTAACTTAAATATACTTGTCAGCAAAGAAACTCATCACTTAATAGCTGGTTCTTTTTATGATTATGAAAATGATAATAGATTAAAAAATTTAAAATCAATTTACTTTATTGGTTTAAAGCAAAATGCTAATTGGAGATTTTATAATGAAATTAAATTGGTTGATTTTAAAAGAATTGTTGAATATTTAAAGAAAAAAGAAATACCTTTTGGTTATGATAATTCTTTAACACCATATTTTACAGATAAATTTGAAAATAAATTAAGATACTATCATGATATATATAATAATCAATGTGAATCATTTACTTTTTATGCTTTTATTGATGTGATAGGATGGATATTCCCATGTAAGTATTATATACCAGACCCACAAAATATGATAGGATTCAATATTTTTGAAGTAAATGATTTTGAAAAAATGTGGGGAGAACAATATATTAGTAAAATAAGAAAAAGATTTATTACAAAAAATAAGAAAAATATAAGAATATGTCCATTATTTAAGATATATTAAAAAGGAAATTGTATGATAAGTTATATTGGTGGTAAATATAGACAAGCAAAATGGATAGCAAATTACTATCCACCAATCATGAAAAAATATGTTGAAGTATTTGGTGGTGCAATGTGGGTATATATTAATAGTAATTTATCAGCAGAAAAAGTATATTATAATGATTTTAATCCATTTATGGCTAATCTTTTTGCGTGTTGTCATGAATATAAAGAATTTATTCCATGGCTAGAAAAAAATAAAGCACAAGATAGAGAATTATTTGATGAGTTTAAAAAAGAAGTTATTGATGTAATGGATAGTGAAGAACAAATTAATTTTCCAGATTTTAATTTAGCATCAAAATATGTATATATTGTTACACAATGTTTTTCTGGAATAATGTCAAAAAATGTAAAAATGGTTGATTTAAAAGGTAAGTATAAATCTAAATATTATTCATTTCTTGATAGAATTAGAAAAGATAAAATTCAACAAAAACTTGATAGATTAGTAGTATCAAATATGTCATATGATATCTTTATACCAAAATTTGACAATAAAGATACATATTTTTATTTTGACCCACCATATTATAGTACTGAAAATCTTTATGTATTTCATAACTTTACTATAAATGATCATGAAGTTTTAGCTGAAATGCTAAAAAATATGAAGGGAAAATGGATACTTAGTTATTATGAATTTGATAAACTTCATGAATGGTTTCCACAAGATAAGTATAAATGGATTAAAAAAGATTATAAAAAAGCCTCTATGGCTTCAAAAGGAAAAAAACAAACTACTGGTACAGAGTTACTAGTATTAAATTTTTAAATTTACATTTTAGTAAAAATATTATATAATAGGAGTATGAAAATGATGAAATACAAATTTGATTTATTACCATCAAAATACGATGAAAGAGATTTTAATCTTTCAATTAAATTAAGTGAAAGTGTAAGAGCCGGGTTTGTTGATTGGACAAACCAAATGACTCCAGTTAAAGATCAGGGAGAATTAGGATCTTGTGTTGGGTTTGCTGTTGCTTCACTTAAAGAATGGCAAGAGAGAAAAGAAAATTTAATTGAAGGTAAAGAAGATAAAATATATGATTTTTCTGAACAATGGATATATTATAATGCTAAAAAAATAGATGGATATCCACATGAAGAAGGCACAGATTTAAGATCTGCTTTTAAAGTATTACAAAAAATTGGAGTACCATGTGAAAAGGGTTGGAAATATAGTGATCATAATGTAGGTCAACCAGAAAGATGGTCACACTTAGTTGCCAGATGGGCATTAATTGAATCATATGAAAGGATTAAAACTATTAATGAGCTTTTTCAAGTATTAAATTTTAGTCCTGTTGTTATTGGAATAGAAGTATTTGAAGAAATTATGAATGTTAAAAGTGATGGAATTGTCCAAAATCCAAGAAATAGTTTATATAGTCTTGGTGGTCATGCTATTTGTTTAGTTGGATATAATGATCAAACTAAAATGTTTAAATTTAAAAATTCATGGTCAGATGATTGGGGAAGTAAAGGATATGGATTCTTATATTATGATTATATTTATAATTATACCATTGACGCAATTCGCGCTGTTGATATGCAAGTCAAAAAAGATAAAATGAAAGGTAAGAGAACACTTGAGTAAAAAAGTAGAATTAACAGGTAAAAAATTTGGTAAAATTATTACATTAAAAGATAGTGGTAAAAGAAATATATGTGGTAATGTTATATGGAAATGTAAATGCGAATGTGGTAATATAAAAGAAATTGATTCTCATAGTTTATTAAATGGAAACACAAAATCTTGTGGATGTTCTACAAATTTAAAACATGGACATACAAGTAATAAAGGAAAAAATTCAAAAACTTATTATTGTTGGGCATCAATGAAATCAAGATGTTTAAATAAAAATCATGTAAGATATAAAAATTATGGTGGTAGAGGAATAAGTATTTGTAAAGAATGGTTATTATTCGAGAATTTTTTATCTGATATGGGTGAAAAACCAGATGGATTATCAATAGATAGAATTAATAATAATGGTAATTATAAATCATCTAATTGTAAATGGTCAACACCAAAAGAACAAGCTAATAATAAAAGGAGATAAAGCAATTTTTAAAAACACTTTTTATAACTCAAGAACATCAGAAATACATTTATGGGACCAAATAAAGGGAGAAAATTTTCATGATATTATTTCCTGGGTTCCATATTTGTATAATGAAGATAGTAGTGGTGATGTAACAACCATTGATGGTAAATTAGCTAAAATAGAATTATTTGATAATTATAAACAATATGCTAATTATCAAAAAAATTGTGGTTATGTATTAGAAAATAAAGCAAAACCTGAACTTCAATTTTTAGCTGAGAAATATCATGGTATTCCAGATGATAAAATTGAAGTTCCAAATTTGCTTATTTATACTATTGATATTGAAGTTGATATTCAAAAAGGATTTCCTAAACCAGAAGAAGCACCAGTACCTATTAATTTAATTTCAATAAAAAACTATATTACTAAAAAAGTTGTAACATTTGGTTTAAGATCTTACAGTGGTAATAGAAATATAAAATATTTTCATTGTAAAAGTGAAAAAGAACTAATTTCAAAAACAATGAAATATCTTTATAAAAATCCACCAGATGTATATACTGGATGGAATATTTGGAACTTTGATTTTCAATATATAATTAATAGATGTAAAAAAATATTTGATAAAAAACATCAAAATATTTATAAGTATATGTCACCTATTGGTATTGTTAGAACATGGGAATCTGCCCGTGGTGAAATGAATATTGATATTGCTGGTGTTACTATTTTAGATTATTATCAATTATATAAATGGTATTCACCACACAATCTTGAATCATATAAATTAGATTTTGTAAGTAAATTTGAATTAGAAAAGGGGAAACTTGATTATTCTGAATATGAAGATATAAAAGAACTAATGTTAAAAAACTGGAATAAGTTTGTTGATTATAATGTTGATGATTGTAATCGTGTAGATGAATTAGAAATGAAGTTAGGATATATTAGATTAGTACAAGCATTATCTTTACTAACAAAATGTCCAATGAGATATTATGATGCAATGACACAACTTATTGAAGGTGCAATGTTGACTTTTTACAGAAGAAATAATTTATGTGCTCCTTATTTTGCTGGTGGTACTCAAGAGGGATTTGAAGCCGCATATGTGAAAGCACCACAACAAGGAATACATGAATGGATAATTGATATTGATATTACTTCATCATATCCATCACATATTATTACATTAAATATGTCAAATGAAACTTATTTAGGTAGAATTATAGGAATACAAGAAGAAGTATTAATGAAATATGTAAGTGAAAAGGATATACCAAATTTTGAATTTATGTCACATAAAAAAGGATTAGTAAACTATAATGGAATACGTTTAAAGAAATTTAATAAAGCAATAGAAAAAGGATTAATTGCTGTTTCACCTTGTGGTTCTTGTTTTTCTACTAGGGAACCAGGCGTTATTTCTACTGTTGAAAGAAATATTTTCTTTAAACGTAAAGAAGTAAAACAGCAAATGAAAAATCTTAGAAAAGAAGCATCTGTAATGACAGATAAAAAGAAAAAAGAAGAAAAATTAGAAAGAGCACAAGAACTTTTTAATTTACAATGGGCTTTAAAGATTCTTTTAAATGCTGTGTTTGGTGTTACTTCAGTTCCATATTCAAGATATTTTAATACAAATATTGCAGAAGCTATTACTTCATGTGGTAGATATACAATTAAACAAGGTCAAAAATTTACTAATAATTTATTAAATAATCCTGATAATAGATTAAAAGAAATTCTTAATGAAATAGGAAAATGTAAATAAAGGAAAAGAAATAAAAATAAAAAGTTTAACAAATTTTTGTAAAGAAAATAATTTACAAACAGGAAATATGTGGAAAGTAGCTAATAATAAACGAAATCATCATAAAGGATGGAAATGCAGATATGATAAATAATGGAGAAAGAAGTGTAGGCAATGTAAAAGATTACATTGCCTACATATGAAATAGACACCGATTCTTTGTTCGTAATGCTGGGTGAGTGGATAAAAGATAATCTTGAAAGTCCAGATGATTGGGAAAAATTACCGGATAAAAGTAAAATTGAAATTATTAAAAAAATATCAGTTGTAATTGAAGATGAAGTAAATGAAAAAATTTTTACAGATGTTCAAATAGATCATTATAATTCACAAATACATGATTTTAAGATCGGGTTTAAACAAGAAATTATCGCTAAGAATGCATTATTTGTAAAGAAAAAGAAGTATGCATATTGGTGTGTTGATAATGAAGGAATACCAACAGATAAAATCGAAGTAACTGGTCTTGAAATTGTGAGATCTGATAGCTCTGAAGCTATCAGAGAAAGATTAAAACGTATTATGGAAATGATTATTAAAGGATTTCCTGATGCTGAAATTATAGATACTATAGATAAGTATAAAAAAGAGTTAATGAAAGTTTATCCAGAGGAAATAGCTGCAAATATTAGTGTAAATAATATAAATAAATATGTAATTGATGGTATTATACAAAAAGGAGCACCATGGCATGTTAAAGGTGTTGCTAACTATAGAAGAATATTAAAAGAATTAAATATAAAAGATAACTATGAAGATGTTGAGGAAGGAATAAAAGTAAAAGTAGTATATGTAAAGAAAAATCCATTTAATTTTGAAACTATTTCTTTCCTTAGATGGCCAAAAGAATTTGATAACATATTATCAGTTGATAAAAATATTATGATAGAAAAGTTTTTTATTAAAAAAATCCGATCATTACTAGAACCAATAAACAAAGAAGAACTCTTAGCAGATAAAGCCGCTGAGAAAAGTGTAAGCATGTTTTTTTCATAGAAAGGAAATTGTTATGGATAATAATATATCATATGATGAAGTAATTGAAATATTAACTAATTCAACAGATACCAGTAGTGCATTTTTAGAATTTGTTTATAGAAATAGAGAAGAAATATCTAAAGTATTTCAAATAGCTCTTTCTAAAGGATTAGAAGAAGGATATGATGAAGGATGTGATGAAGGATTTGCGGAAAATAATGAAGAAATAAGACAAGTTGCATATAGTGATGGTTATGAAAGTGGTAGAGAAGAAGGATATGATATTGGTAGAGAAGAAGGTTATAAAGAAGGATATGATGATGGTGGAGAAGAAGGATATGATAATGGTAAAGAAGATGGTTATAAAGAAGGATATGAAGAAGCAAGATCTGAATTTGAAGTTTAACTAACACTTTTTGCGAAATTGATTGCAACTTCTCTTGCATGTTTATCATTTTTAATTACAAAATCTGGCTCATATTTACCATTATCCCAATCAAAATCACCATTGGGAAGTTTTGGATATTTTACTTTTTTACCACCACTACTACCTTTTATTTCATCTCCAACTCCAAAACCATATACTGCTCTATGTGACCAACCATACCATTTACCATCTGCTTCAGATTTTCCTATACTATGTTCTTTATCTGATTTTATTAATAACCAATCTTGAAATCTTACTTTTGGTTTTCCATCAGAGTATCTAGGTAAGTTTTTAAATGTTCTTTTTTCTGGTGGTATATTTGTTTTTTCAAATTTTACTTTTTTAAAAGTTTTCATCCTATTAGTTTTAGGATTAATCTTTTTATTCTTTTCACGTTTTATTTTAGGAACTTCATATTCTTCTTGTTCATTTACATATTCTTTAAATTTCATAGTTATTCCCTTTTATAATTCTTTCATTTTCTCATCAAACCATTTTTTTAATAATTTTGTAACTTTTTTTGAAAATAATGTTCCCCATCTTTTTTTATGATCTTCAAGATCTTTAAATATTTTATCAAGATCTTTTTTATTTTTTGCACTATCTATTCTTGGTTTTAATATTCTTTTAGCCATTTCTTCATCTGAAGGGCCAACATCACCATATTCATTTATTCTTCAAATTTCATAATTACTTCCCCATTTTTATTATTTTCAAATCAATTTTATCAACTAAATCTGTAAATTCTGATAATGTTATTTTCTTTGATTTATAAAGATCAGTAACTTTTTTCATAATTTTTTGAATTTCTTCTCTTTTCCTAGACTTTAAAATTTTATCTCTTAATTCAAGCCAAATTTTACTTTTTTCTTTACCAAATAAACCATAATTTGATTCATCTAAAAGAAACATATCAATTTTATTAATAGTTTTCATTATTTTTTATCCTTTACTTTTTCAGCATATGTAACTTCATCAAAATTAAATCCCATTTTATAAAATCTTTTTAAAGCCGCATCAACTTTATCAGCCCAAACTACTACATCAGTAGTAAATGGTTTTCCTTTAACCGTATAATAAACTCTGTATTTATAAGTTTCTGTTAAATATTTTTTTAATTTCATTTTAATTCCTTATGACTTCATTAAAATTATACTCATATATATTTATATCATATAAAAATTTTACTTTAATTCTATTTTCAGATACATCTATAATTCTACCTTTTCCTTCTTTTCCATATGGACCATTTCAATTTCTATATAATCTTTAAATTTCATGACTACTTTTCTTTTAATTGTTTTTTAAATTTATCTTTTTTTACATCTGATTTCACTTGTTTTTTAGTTTTACCTTTACCTCTCCAATTAGGACTACCATAAGCAGCATCTTTTATTGAAGCACAAAAACCTTTAGCTTGATCGCCCATTTTTGATTCCATTCTACTTACACATTTATC